AAGTGTTATAATAAGAGGCAATGAAGTCAAACGCAGTTACAGTTGTCACGATGTTCCATTAGGCACATTAGATAGCTTTGAATTATTCAAGGAACCTACTCGCTGTATTACTCCTAGTTGCGTAAGTTCGGCAGACAGCAAAATACCAAAATGCAAATAGATACCGAACACCTACACCACTGGATGCAGGCCGTCCGTCAAAGTCCTGATCCTATGCGTACTATGGATGCATTTTGGAGTGGCCAAATTAAAAGCAAAGAGTGGCTGATTACAAATCTACGCAATAATGTCAACAAGTTTGTTACCATAGACATTCACGGTGGTTGGGTAGGAGTGTTAGCTAGTATGTTATTTCAAAGTGACCTACCCATAATAAACATTCGTAGTGTCGATATTGATCCTAGCTGCGAGTCTATTGCAGTTAATATGAACAAGATAGAAGAAATAGCAGGTCGATTCTGTGCCGTAACTGCTGATATGTGTAGTATTAGGTCCGATGCAGATGTCGTGATTAATACCAGCTTCGAACACATATCTCAAGACGATTATGATCTATGGCTAGGAGGTCTTAGAATGGATAGCCTAATTGTTCTACAATCTAACAATTACCAGATACCAGAACACACAAGAATTGCTCAAGATCTAGAAGAATTTAAATCTCAATCTCAGTTAGAAAAGATATTCTATGCTGGAGAATTAGATTTACCTTTGTATAAAAGATTTATGATTATTGGTAAAAAATAATGTATCCTATCTCTGCCATACATATTGAGCTAACTGATAAATGTCAGGCCGCATGTCCTATGTGTGCTCGTAATCACAGCGGCGGGAGTGAACGTCCGTTTATTAAGAATACAGAGATCACATTTGCAAACTTTAAACGATGGTTTCCTGTTTCTTTTTTATCAGGTGTAAATAATTTTTACAGTTGTGGTAATTATGGAGATCCTGTATTTGCTACAGATTGTTTTGACATATACGAACACGTTCGAAACTCGAGTCCTAATGCACGACTAGCAATTCACACTAATGGTAGTTTGCGTAAAACCACTTGGTGGAAGGACCTTGCCACAGTGATGGGAAAGAATGGAGAAGTTGTTTTTGCTGTAGATGGATTCAAAGGTAAACACGAATTATACAGACGCAATACAGACTTTGATAAGATTATAGAAAATATCAAAGCCTATGTTAGTGCGGGCGGGCTTGCTAGGGTAGACAGTTTAGTGTTTAAACATAATGAACACGAAGTGGATGAACTAGAAAAGTTTTTACTGGATATTGGTGTACATAGTGTAAACTTCAAAAGTACTAAACGCTTTTACAATATGACAGCATTTCCTGTATTCAATCGAGCAGATGAATATGAATATGATTTATATCCTGCTCAAACTGACCGTTTTAAACAAGAAGTAAAAATACCCTTAGAAAATTTTTTAGATAATAAATTTTTTAAAAAAATAGTATCGGAATCAATTATTAAACCGCAATGTGTAACTAAACAAGAAATTTATGTTGATCCTCACGGCAACGTGTTGCCTTGTTGTTACATTGGTAGTGACTGGTTAGAACAACCGTTAGAAGAAAAACTATTGTTGCATACACTACGCAACATAACAGTAAATAATTCTAAGGAAATGATGCAAGCTATCGGAGTGCCCAATTTGCACATTAACAACATTGAAGAAATGTTAGGGCAAGATGGACTATGGAAAGAGTTAGAAAGTTATTGGCAAGGTGAGAACAAGTGTATGACCTGTGTTAAATCTTGTTCAAGTCAACTGTACGATCTCTAAAGTAATCCCGGCATTTTTAATCTGAATGAATGCTTCGTCGAATATTGACGGAAAATCAGTATTTACGAGTATTTCTTTTTCACTGATTCCTTTGAAGCCAGTAATATAACCGTTCTTAATATACTTGTTAACAGTGCCCATAATTGGAGTATATGCTAACTGTTTCCAATCGTAGTCTCCGCTAACTACCTTTATGCGTAGTCCTTTTTGTTTGTCAGTATATTTAGGTAATAGCACTCTTACATTTAAATGAATACGTGTTCTTGGTCCCCAGTTTACAGCAACATGAACAAAGTCAGTATCCATATACCATAGCTGTCCGTCTGCTGGTAAATGATACATTTGATTATCAGATATATTAACTAAGAACGAGTAAGGATTGGTAACTATTGCAAGATGTATTCTGTCATCTGGATCACAATGTGCAGTATAAGTTTCTCTTGATTCTAAACACAGCAATCTTGCCTGACCGATAGCTCCTAAAGAATCAAGAACATCACCTAGAGGTGTTCCTTTAAATTCTGGTTTTACTTCCCACGGATCATTAAAAAACTCTCCTGTGCAATTGTTAAGATCTAATCTTTTAAAAGAACCCAGCAAAGAAACTTGATCTATTATGGGTTCTATAGAAAATTTATTTGGCAAAAGTTTTAACATTAAATATATTTATGAGTCTAAATATACCCTTTGATGCAAAATGGAACAGTGTCGCTATTAGTATGAGTGGTGGTGCTGATAGCGCATTGCTTTGTTATTTGCTATGTAATAACATTGCGATTCAAAAAGCAGAACACATCAAGATTCACGTTATTAGTCACATAAGATGCTGGAAAACCAAACCTTGGCAACAGTACGATTCTGAAAGAATCTATAATTGGATGGCTAAGAAATTTTCAAATATTACATTTGAGAGACATATAAACTTTATTGCACCGGAACTAGAATACGGAAATATTGGTCCTTGTTTAACAGATGAATACGGTAAACTGGTAAGTGGTGACAACATACAACAACGGGCTTATGCAGAATTTATCTGCAATAAACACAACATCGATGCCTACTACAACGGAGTGACCCGAAATCCTCGAGTAGAAAATTTTAATGGCATGCTCGAACGCAGCATTGAAAAGAATGAAAACAACGGACATCTCGAAGCAATGCAACACATGGGGCGTTGGGCATTTCATCCTTTTAGATTTGTTGACAAATCCGAGATAGTAAAAACTTATGTAGAGTTAAATCTCATCGATCTGTTTAACATTACAAGAAGTTGTGAGGGAACGTTTTCTGAAATAAATTATCAAAACTACAAACAAGGACAATATGTTCCTGTTTGTAATGAATGTTTTTGGTGTAGAGAACGAGAGTGGGCTCTTAAAGCAAATGAGCTAATTCAGGAAACGTCTGTTTAAAGTTTGTCTTACGTTGTGTGTCCATTGTTGTGATATATTCTTGGAAGTCAGGTAGTAGGTTTGTGTGATCCTCACTGTCCATCCAATTTAAAAGTCCTTCCCAACGTTTCCAACCATAAGAGTTCACTTCCCAAAAGTCAGCGTCTTGAGTGTGATTTTCCCACAGCCATATTTTTAATTCTTCAAACAGCCTTCGTACTTCTTTTTTATCTTCTTTGGGCAATACCTTTAAACTTAGCCAGGTTGGAATCCATACTAGGTGTGCGCTGAATATGCCGCCACTATGTGTTTCGCCAACAATGTTTTCATTCAGATTGATCTTCTTAAATCCCTGAGTCAGCTTCCATTTGATAAAATCTGGAATGTGTTTGATATTCAATATCTGTACAGCACAGGCAATAGTAGTTTCGATATTATCCGGAGCATTATCTAATATGTGCAAATTTTTCACAATGATATTCCAATCAGTTGGAAAGCGAATGTAATGCAATCTGTCGCCCATTCCGTCTATGCTGAGTCCGTATTTGACTTTGCGAAACTGTTTCCATATTTCAACGATAGCTTCGTCAATTAAAATTCCATTGCTGTTGTAACGAAGTTCTATTTTGTTAGCATAACCTCGATTTATAATTTCCTGTAGGAATATTTTATGCTCTTTAATCATCAACGGTTCACCACCAGCAAAATATACCTGTTTGATGTTGGGAATTTGTTCGTAGATCTCTTCCCAGAACGCCGGGTTTTCGTGCCAATGGTTATTAAAACTATCCTGTTTCCAGCTTAATTGTTTTTTAATTAGCGGACTTTGAAATAGTGGATATACTTTTTTATGATCCTCAACCCATTTACTACTGTCATGAGGACTGCACATTATACATTTTAAATTGCAAGTATGTCCTAGACGCAAATCTATGTATTGTAATTTGTAAGGAATATATCCTTCTTCGGTGGTTTGTGCAATGAGTGCAGGTATGTCAATGCCTTTTTTATCCCATGTACCAGTTTCCCAAATGCGCTTACTAACTACACCTGAGCTTTCTTCTTCGTAACATTTCTTACAACTTGCCGGAGCTTTTCCTTCCAGCATGGTTTGTCTAATGCTACGCATATAATCATTATTAAATGCCTGACTAGGAAGATCTTTTCCAAAGTTAGCAGGTTGTCCGTTTTCTTTCTTAACAAGACCAACTGTGTAGTCGCCGTCACTTGCTCCGCTAGCATTGGCCACACAACATACTCGCATATCTCCGTTTGGACGAGTAGCCATATGGATCCATGGTAGTACACAAAAACTAGGGCTTCCGGATACGTCGACTATTTGCTTCTGCCATTTTCCTAGCTGAGTTTCTTCTGATTGCAGCCAGAATATTTTGTTTTTGTTGGGCATGAAATATTTATATGTACACTTTATAGGTTAAATATTTCATGGTCCTTAAAAAAAGTAAAACATTTTGTATGCACCCTTTTACAGGGTTAGCTACCAGAGAAGATGGTGCCATTAAGGCCTGTTGTCGTAGTCATCCAGTAGGCTTTGTTGATAAAGAATCTCTAGAAGAAATTTGGAATAACGACACAATGAAGCGTATTCGTAAGCAGGTATTAAATGACGAAAGACCCGCAGAGTGTGAACCTTGTTTTAATCTTGAAGATCAAGGAGTGGTCAGTCTACGACAGCGACACGTTGAAGCCAGAATTCCAGAAGCAAGAATAAATCTATACCCT